CCCATGAACAGGAACGAATAGCAGTATCAACAGCATGGACATTAAAACTCCTTAGAATTACATCTGAAAATTGACCAGATGTTAAAATCAACTGGCCATTTTCACCAGTTGAATCCGCCCATATTGTATTTTTACCATCAAATGTTATACCTCTTACATTAGTATGTGTTGGTCCTACATATTCACTCGTTTTTACTGGTGAGTAAAATTGTCCAGATTGCAAATATAATTTGTCAGAAGAACCCTGACCTCCCCAATTAGTATCGGTTCCATTAAACGAAATTCCATACGGACTATCGTCGTCTCCTCCTGTATAATAACTAAATTTCAACACCGAAAGAAATTGGCCCGATTGTAAATACAATTTATCCGCTACTGAGCCGCACCAAGGAGTATGTTTATGGTCCCAATCTAACCCTTGCGGTGCTAAATCTATAAAGCCAATTGCTTGACTAGTTTTTAACGTGGAAGTAAATTGGCCTGATTGTAAGAATAATTTATCGGGTAACGTACTACACCAAGGAGTATCAGACATTATTCATACTCCCAAAAGCCTGTATTGCTTCAATAAGATCAGTTTCATTAAAATGACGACAAGGGTAATCATAATGTGTCCAAATTCTAAAACCTGCCTCTTTTGCTTTTCGACAAAAATTATAATCACTTCCAACGTCAACTGTGCCGTCAGAGTTCCAGATACGCATAAATGGTTGATGTTTTAACTCTAAAAGTACTCGCCTAGCTACCAACAAACAACCGCTTCCCACTGCATCGACTTCTTGTAATCCATTAGTATCAAGATGCGGAGTATAAGCCCCGTCTTTAGCATCTAGTGCGTTAAGGTACCAAGGACGATCTCCGGGTACAGTATTATGCCATACTGGAGTAGGAAATCCTACAATGTCTAAATCGTACTCAATGAGATCCAAAGGATTATTCATTGGTGGATTATCAGTATCTATGGTCAACCAATAATCCTCCCCACCTTTAAGGAAGTCTCTAATACAATGGTTACGATTATTATCAATAGGGACGTGTGTAGGACAATCATGTCTAATAGTATATCGTCTATCTTGCAGTATTTTAATAACTGCAAAATGTACTAGCTTATGCAACCAACCGTTCCCATTAGGAACTGTTAAATATACTGATTTCACAGTTTTTTAGCCTTATCAGGATGCACACTTACATTAAATTCCCCCTTAGCGTCTTTCCATTCTTTCCGCAAATTCTTTCTGATTCCCCTATGGTGACGTTCAGTTGGGTCAAGACACTTTCCGCGTGCGTCAATAATCTCTTGACTCGGAGCCATTGCAGTACCATCTTTTTCTAGTTGTACTCTTGCAGCAATACCTTGAAGGATATCAGTATCAAGATTCTCAACAGGTTGATCAACTGTAGATCGTTCGTTATAGAAAGTTTCAAATTCCTCTTCAGTTAATATTGAAATTAATTCGGGGTAAGCATCAACAGCAGCTTCAGCGAAAGGCTTAGGTACTAAAGTACAGACTGTACCATTTGTAGCACCTGTTCCTAGATTACTGATTTTATCGTAGATCCAACCGATTCCATCTGAGTCAACAAATTTAGACCACGGCTGTCCGCCTCTTAAATTTATATCAATTACATTCAAATCAGGCCAATCGGCACCAGCACCCGGTCTACGATAGAGAAGCATTTTAATCGGAATCAAGTCACTTTTCATTTTATTACCTTATGTAATTGGTTAAAATTTTAATTAACTCGCCATCTGTACGCTGATCTGTAAAATCAATTTTAATCGAATCGGAACCACGCGTTAAAAGTCCGATTCCTGTATGTCTTTCCTGAATTAACTTTAGACTGACCTGTTCGGTCCATCCGTAATGTCGCCTCATACTGGCTACAACTAAATGTGGGGCCCGTGTTGCGATAATGATTTTAGTATCGTGATTTATATATTTTTTATAAATACGCCAAAAATAAGGTATTCTTGGTTCTTTCAAACCCCAAGGCTCTTTTCGGATATCAAACAAGTTAAATATTAATTGTTCTCTGTGTGCACAACATAGAGTGGGATCAGTGTTAATTTCTAAAAAATCTAAATCTTCATAGTAACCTTTGGCGTTAGCACTATCAGGATCTTTGAACCTGGTGCCCATGCTGACACCTAATTCAGTATGCAACAGTCGAGCTATTGTACTTGTGCCTGATCGTCCTGTGCCTAATACCAAAATCATGCTTCACCTATTGTTTGTTCAACTATTAGTGTCGATTCTATATGTGCATCTGTAATCATATACCGTTTAGATCCTTCAACATGTCGACCTAATACTAAAATAGCAGTGCTATTATATAATTTAAATGCTCTTACCACTTGAAAACGTTCGCCTTCTACTATAAAATAATCATCTGTATCGATATTAAAATCACCAAGATCACGTGGATCAACAATTAATTTCCTGAGTGCAGTGTCATAGTAGGCACCATAATTGAATCCTTTATCTGTAGAATCTGACTCAAATTTACGCTGTAAATCTGAAGGCAAAATGATAGCCTTATTTACTTTCTGATAAATTATAGTTGGAGTTCGTGCACCTGTTTCTAAATTTAATGTTTCGTTAGTAACTTTATAAAAAGTGACCTGAAAACCATACCCCTTCTTTAGAGTATAGATTAATTTTCTAATGAAACGTGTTTGTTTTTGTACTGCCATATTGTTTAATAGATGTAAAATCTAAGTATCGCTGACGTTAAAGCAAGTCCAAGACACCAGAGAACTTTACTTTTGAATTTATTTGACTGTTCAAGGCGATCAATTCTAACGACGATACCGGGGACCGTTGGTGTTTTAGGGTCGCCCATCAGGGCACTGATTACAACATCAAGTTTCTCTTTAACTTCTTGTACAATTTCCTGTAAAGATTGTAAATCACTCATGTCCGTACTCCTTGGTTAAATATGTTAAGTCCAGACTCCCGAAGGAGTCTGGTAGTAACACATTTATCAAGCGTACGTTTCCGTATACTCACCACCGACTATTACACACCCGAGATTGGTATCAAGCACTTTGACACCGGCCAAAAGATCCATCGTCACCAAGTGACCTTGACCTACGCCTTGGTACGTAATCACAACACGCATTGACAGTCCATTGAAGTTTGCAACTCCAGCGAGTGCTCCCGTACCCGCCTTCGGCTTGGCCAAAGGACGAGTAACCAACGTAAGGGCATTACGGTGGAACGCAAAGTTGAAATCTCCTCGCGGGCCGTAGTTAATAACATAATTGTTGGCAATCGCAAGATCCAACGGTCGGTCCAGCACGATATAGCCACTTGCCGGGATAGCAACAATACTGTATTCACCCGCAACAATAGCGGCAGAAGACACAGTAGAGAAATTCACTACCTGACCGATGTGTGGAGTACCCGACCCGTCGACCTTGATCCGCTTCGAATAGCCAGCAGGATACGTACTAGGACCACCAGCCGAAGTATGTCCCGACAAATCTACAAGACCCGCCGTAACTTCAAACAAATTCGAAGCACCGGCAGCCACATCTGCTTTCAAAGCACGACCAGCAACAACACTGGTAGTACCACCACCACTAGCAACATAGTTGGCCTGACCATCTCCCTCAAGCCAGAAGTATTGTCCATTATCTAATACAGAACCGTCTAAAGTTAGTGCTGTGGCACCAACAACGGCAGATGATGCCAATTCGTCAGCATTACCTGTGCCAGCAGCCACAGTCGTACCGGCCGTATTCTGACTCATAAAGACGTCGAAACCAAGCTTACGCCCGAGCGAAGCCTCACGCAATGCCGTACCATCATCGCCGACCTGCTCAGCACTGAGGAACATATCCTCTTTCAGTGCGGTAGTTTCCGAAGTCGTACCGAGAATCAGGTTTCTTCCGGTAACATGGGCATTATTCTCATTCATCTTCTGTCGAGCATCAAGAATCGTATCCTTGATCGTAGACGAAGAGAGACTTCCGAGAATACCCACGGTATTCGTTTGGAACTGGTATACCTGACCGAGAAGAATCCTATCAACCATCTGGGCCAACGACAATGCGGCCGGTGCCATGTACTCTTCAACCAAGTCCTCGAATGACAATGACTCCTGACCGTCGCGAATGAGAAACGACGTATGGATATGCTGATCCAGTGGCACCGCCACATTAGTAGCATCCGCATCCTGAATCGTCACATCATCATTGGCTGTCTTTCGCTCCGCGGTGAACGTCCCCGGTCGACGCGTATTAACCACATCGCCAAAATTCTTGACTTCATCCTTAAAATCAGTATGGATCAAGCGACCGATTACCATATTCTCTTCGAGAATCGCAAGAGTCTCAGCCGCCCAAATTTCAGGTACCCAAGCGTCTAGATCGTTGGAGTACATAACAACATTTGCTTTAGCTTTCAGAAACTTAATCATTAAATTACTTCCCTTTTGTGGTCTCGTTTGAGAACCCGGAAATATCCCGGCTAATCACTTGCGTGCAGTCCGGTTCTTCGCACGCTGTGCCCGGTATTCAGTCTGATCTTTTGCTTTGGCAAGTTCGTTCATATCAGGTTCACCTTTACTGGTCCCTGAGCTGCCTGACCCACCAACTCCGCCTTTTTTACTACCTTCAAAAAGATTTCCATATCGCTCAAGTTCCTTCATACGTTTTACGCTTTCTTCAACCGAAAGATTCAAAGTAATATCTTTCCCATCTTTATCAATATCGACAAATTCAACTACTGGTGAAAGTACCCCTGTCGGCTTACCGTCATCACCCAATAGCTCAGTCAATCTAGTCTTAGGCGCAAGAAGTGCCGTAATTTGTTCAACAGAAAAAGCCTTATGATCAGCTGCTGATTTAGTTATTTCAGTTTGAATTAATAGATTGGAATGTTGAGCCGACCAATGATCACGTTCAGCAGTAAGATCCAATAACAATTTATCTTGTTCAGACTTACTTTTTTCAGATTCTTGTCGAGCTTGTTCCTCTTTTGAAAGGTATTGACTTTGAAGATCGTCTATTCTTGATTGTAGTGTGTCTCTTTCTTCACCTGTTAGAGCAGTGTTAGTTTTTAAGGTTTCAAGTTCAGCCGCCATTTCTCGTTGCTTAGTCTGCATTTTACGGCGTTCATCAGCAACAAAAGTATTTACTTGTTCTTGCGTGAATGTTTCTTCAGTTTTAGTAGTAATGTCATTTTTAGTGGTAACTTCATCACCTTCAAAGCAAACAAAACTAATGGTTCTAAGAAATTTCGACATGATTAACCCTACGGGTTGCGGCTGTAGGTTGCCTAGGTAACACGATTGAGTTGGATACCTTTTGAATCAGCTAAAAACGGTCTTAAAAACCGCCAGGCTGACGCAGAAGGTATTCCAGCGGAAATGTGATCAAGACTAACATTCGGCTGATTTGTCAATCCAACACTACTGTATCTTTGAGAAGCTAAGCCCAGATTTTCAAACTCTAAATCAGGGTCAACCCCATCTAGTAACACATAAGCTAATTCGAAACAGGCATTCTGAATTTCATCAGGAATAACTTCAGTACCATCAGGATCATCACCATAATAGCGAGGAAATTCTAAATCCTGATCTTCTTCCACTTGTAGGCCAGAGAAACGTAAACGATCAATACGGGACGTCGACTCGGCTAACGCTATAGTCTTCTGTGTTGACGCAGCTTCATCCCACGCTAATACGTGTAGACGATTAGCAAAATACGCATTCGCTTCGATATAAGTCCCGTAAGCTGACATGTTTAACCTTTAACCTTTAATTTTGAAATTAAGTAGCTTCGCCGAGACTGTCTGCTGTGTATTCAACGTGTATATTAATAATAGTCGGTTTGGCTGTCGGATCTGACCCGGCTTGTAATGCGACTCGCTCAATATCCAAACCTATACTATCCATGTGCGTCAAACTGGCGCCAGAGATAGTAACCAAGGCTGTTTCTAACAATTCATTAGCATTTGTCGGAATGTCGATATCAGCAGTATCATTAGTGCCTGAATGTGTCGGTGAGTCAATCGTTTCAGAACTATCTGCCGGAAGAGCCGCCCATGCACATCGCCACTGAACTTCGCCGCTATTAGTAACCCTGTCTTCACCGCAATACCATCTAATATGTACTACAATACCCGTACCGATAGCGTGATCATGCGGAAGAACAAAATCTACGTGCGAATCGTCACTAATATCATATTCCCAACCATTAAATGTTCCTAAAACTATTTGAGCAGGTGCAGTTGCCCCTTTACCGAGTGCAGCATTATCGAAATCGATATGCCTAATAACTCTAGCTGTACCGAATAGCTTCAATTCACCATCTGATGCGAATTGAGCGTAATTAGTTACACCACCATCGCCAAAAGTATTGACGCCAGTAGTCGGTCCACCAACAGGATTATGTCTTATCATATTAGACTCCTATCCACATTAGATCCTGAGTGGCTGCATCAGAGATAGCAAATATATTAACAAGATCTTTGACAGGAATATCAACACTACTTCCAGGTGTCAATATAAAACCACCAGTTACAGCGTTGTTATCCGCTGTCACGCCCTCTTTACCAATCCAGATATTATTAGAATTACTTACATTAGAGTAAAGGGTAATACCTTCTTTGAAATTCAAAACTCTAGACGAGAGTTGAGCCGCCGCTACCCCGACCACAATGTGTCCGTGGTCGAGGAATTGACTATTACGTGTTGACATGTTTACCTTTCCTAGTCGTTACCGATACAAGTCCACAAGATGGTGATAGTTCCACTAACGACCAATGCATCGGCTATAGTGCCATGATCTGCGTCGTCCAACGTGGACGAATTCAAATATGCAACAATTGCCGACGCGGAGCCGTCCAGTGGGACTAATGCTGAATTAACACTAGATTCAATTGCGTCCGAAGTCAAAGTAGTCAGATCGACATCGGCTTCAGCACAAATATTTTCTTCAGTAGTTGTCAGGCCAACAGCGGCAACTACTGCCGCCGATCCTACGCCAATGCCCAAATCAGCGTCATCGGCATAACCATCGCCCCCCGCATTCGGAGCTATAATCGAACCAAGCGGGTACACTTGATGTGCACCAAGGATGACGATATGGCCTTCGGGGAACGTATACAACGACTGACTGGTATGAGCGCCATTAGTCGTAGCGTCCGTTGAAATCATTGACATGCTATCTAATGTCAAAATAGTCTTATGAATACCAGCATTTCCACGCTCGACGACCGAGAGTCCTGTCTTCGAAGTTACTGCACCGACACTATTCAAAGCATTATCCGGATCAATACCCTGGTTACTACGCTGAACAGCTTGCATTTCACCAATCATCCTACCCCAGTCTCTGTGATCCGGAGCCGCTTGGACGCCATCATCACTATCTCTATTACCGCTATCGCCGTCCCAAATTGAAGCGGGATAAGTGGCCGAATTATCAAGAGCGTAACAGACAAAACTAGTTTTTCTAAGAAACTTCATCTTTACCTTTTCCTCGTACAGGTCGTTTGGAATCGTTTTGCAAGTCCGTACTTTGGGCTTGCTCTTTTTCATTATTACTTTCTTCAGAATTATTGCTAAGAT